AGATATTAAGTCTGGTGGTTCAGCCGCATCGGCAACTACTTTAAGAGGAACAAAAGCTGTGTTAGTAACTAGTCCATCTGGTACATTTACAGCAGATGAAGAAATTAATCAAGCAACTACTGGCGCAGTCGGTAAAGTTGTAGAATGGGATAGCGCAAATAATATTCTTTACTACATACAAACAAAGTTTAATGATGAGGGTTGTGACGCTAATGGTAATTTAACAGCATTTTCTGGTACTAATACTATTACAGGTCAATCTTCAGGTGCATCAGCAACACCATCAAGTTCAACAACAACTGTTGATAGTATTGCTTTCACAGGTGGATACAACGCTGGTGAGATAGATGCAGACACAGGAGATATTATGTATGTAGAGAACAGATCACCAATTACAAGAGCGGCCGATCAAACTGAAAACGTTAAATTGATTATAGAATTTTAGAGAGGAATTAAATGCCAAGTCCAACTGACTTTAATCTCTCGCCTTACTATGATGACTTTACGGAAAGTAAAAAATTCCATAGAGTTCTTTTTAGACCAGCATTTGCTGTACAGGCTAGAGAATTAACACAAGCCCAGACCCAATTACAAAACCAAATAGAAAAGGTTTCAGACCATCTTTTTGAAAAGGGTGCAATGGTTATACCAGGTGAGATTGGTTACGATTTAAATTACTACTCTGTAAAATTAACAAGTATTGCTAGTTCGAATACATTAGCTCAATTCACAACAGATACAGTTTTAACTGGAGGTTCTTCAGGTGTAAGAGCTGTTGTTGTAAATACAGATCCGTTATCCGGTTCTGATCCAGATACTCTCTATGTAAAATATTTAGATTCAGGTACAGACAATACAAGAACATCATTTACAGATGGAGAAACAATCACAGGAATAAATAGTGATACAGTTTCTTTATCAGCAGTAGTTGCGACTACTCACACAGGTGCCGCGGCACAAGTACAAGAAGGTACTTATTATATTAATGGTTACCATGTACAAGTTTCAAATCAAACAATTGTATTAGACAAATACACAAACACACCATCATATAGAGTTGGATTAGTAGTATCTGAATCATTTGTTACACCGAATGATGATTTATCGTTAAATGATAATGCTACAGGTAGTTCAAATGTTAATGCGCCTGGTGCTCATAGATTTAAAATAGATTTAACACTAACTAAAAAAACAATAGCAACTACAGAAGACGCAAACTTTATAGAATTGTTAAGATTATCTGAAGGTGTTTTACAAAACAAAGTTAGAAACACAGATTACTCTGTATTAGAAGATACTTTTGCTAGAAGAACATTTGATGAATCAGGTGATTACTCAGTTAGACCTTTTGATATTGATATTAGAGAACATTTAATATCAGGTACGAATAGAGGTATCTATACTTCTGGTACCGGTGGGCTTTCTTCCAAGTTAGCTGTAGGACTATCTCCAGGAAAAGCATATGTCAAAGGTTATGAAATAGAAACATTAGCAACTCAATATGTAGATGTTGAGAAAGCAAGAGATTTTGAAACAGAACAAAATTTCAATACAAGATTCAATGTAGGTAACTTTATAAATGTTACAAATACATATGGTACTCCCGATATAGGTTTTGTATCTGGTGAAGTAGAAGCATACAAACGAGTTAATTTATATCACACAGCAACAGCTAGTCGTGGTACAGAAAATACTGGTACGGGTTCTAGTATCAATACAATAGGTCGTGCTAAATCAAAAGGTTACGAATACACTTCAGGAACAGCTGCATCAAATTTATTTGCTAGTAGTTCTTCAAATGGAGCTGTATATAAACATTTCTTATTTGATATTAATATGTTTACACACTTAAACATACTAACTAATCAAGCATTTACAGATGGTGAAGTTATTACAGGTGGTACTTCTTCTGCTACTGCTACATATGAAAGCATTTCAAATGAAGAAGTAAAAACTATTGCTTCAATGACATCAGCATCCCCAGGAGTTGCAACAGTAACTGCTGGTCATAATTTTGTAGAAGGTCAACAAGTTACTTTTGCTGGTGGATATTCAGTAGATAGTGTAGTTCAATCTTCAAATGTTTACACAGTTAGAAATCCAGCTGCACTAACTTTTGAATTATACGCAGCAGATGGAATAACTGCAATAAATACTACTGCTTTTACATCAGCTACAGCACAACACGGTGTTGCGATTGTATCAAGTGTAAGTGGTACCTTTGTTCCGGGTGAAACAATCACTGGTGGTACTTCATCTAACACAGCTGTTATACAAACTGACGCTGTAGGATTTAAAGGTGTTACAACATATGATCTTCCACAAACTAAACAACTTGGTATGGCAGGTTCTCCTACTTATACGGCAGATGCCTCATTAGATAATACATCTGGTGTAAACGTAACTCTTTCAGGATCAATAGATATAGCAAGTGGTACTGCCGCAGTTACAGGTATTAATACAAAATTCAATTCAGAACTAGTAATAGGTGATTCTATTTCATTTACAAACGATAGTGGGAATACAGAAACTAAACTTATTGAAGCTATTATATCTGACACTAGTTTAACAATAAGTTCGACTGCTGCAGCAGCTTCTACTAAAACTATTATAACAAGAAGAAGATCAACAATTCAATCACCAGAAAAAAATATTTCATTATTTCAATTACCATATGAAACAATTAGAACATTAAAAACTACAGCAAACTCTGGTATTACAGATACAAACTTTTCTGTAAGACGACATTTTATAATGACTTTATCCTCAAATGGTGATGAAACAATTACAGCTGGAACTAACGAAACATTTGCCGCTTTAACAGAAAAAGATTTCTCAGCATCAATTATGACAACAGGTGCTGGTGGTAGTGGAGCAGCGGGTGATGTCTTTAGTCTATCAGGAAATAACCACGAAAGTGATCCTATCTTTAATTTAGGTGGTTCTCCTACAGGTAAAACTCTTAGATTAGATTTTGGTGTTAACTACGCAGGTCACAAAGTAAAAGTTCTCGCTACGATTAATAGATCAATAGCAAACTCTAAATCTAAAACTTTAAATACAGGTACAACTTTACAAGTTGCAACACAAGCATTAGCAACAGCTATTGGTGGAGTAAAATTAGGTAAAGCAGATGTAACATCAATTAATGCTGTTTATATGGCAGCAGATTTTTCTACGAATGCTACTTCTAGTGACACTAATATTACAGATAGATTTGATTTAGACACAGGTCAGAGAGATAACTACTACGATATAGGAAGACTTGTACTTAAACCTGGTGCGTTAGCGCCTACTGGTAGAATATTAGTAGATTTTAATTTCTTCTCTCACGGTTCTGGTGATTACTTTGATGTAGATTCGTATGCTGGTATAGTTGACTATGAAGATATACCAAGTTACACTTCTGTTACAAGTGGAAAGATTTATGAATTAAGAGACAGTTTAGATTTTAGACCTAGAGTAGATGACGCTTCAACAATTAACTCTGGTGACCAAGATAGATCATATGATGGTACTGGCGCTTCAACAGTAGATGTTGTAAAATTTGATACAGATATAACTTCAGATTTTGAGTTTTATTTACAAAGAGTTGATAAAATATTCCTAGACAAAGAAGGTAAATTTAAAGTATTAAAAGGTGCAAGTGCTTTGACACCAGAAAATCCTGGAGTTTTAGATAATGCAATGCACTTATACACATTGTTTATTCCAGCATATACACTAGATACAGCTGATGTAGGTATTGAAGTTATTGATAATAGAAGATATACAATGAGAGACATTGGTAAACTAGAAAGAAGAATTGAAAATGTAGAATACTACACTCAATTAAGTTTACTTGAAACATCTGCTCAAAGTTTACAGATACAAGATGCTAATGGTTTTGATAGATTTAAAAACGGATTTGTTGTAGATAACTTTACAGGTCACAATATTGGTGACGCAGGTAATATAGATTATAAAGTTTCTATGGATTATGCTGCTGGAGAAATGAGGCCTACATTTAATGAAGATGCTATTGCATTAGAGGAAAGAGATGATGACGGTTCAGCAATTGTAGCGGCAGATAGAACAGCTGCGAATTATGCTAAAACCGGTGATCTAATAACTTTACCTTACACAGAAACAACTTTAATAGACCAACCATATGCTAGTAAAACTGTTAACGTTAACCCGTTCGGTATATTTACTTGGATTGGTTCTATTGCTTTGTCTCCACAAACAGATGAATGGAAAGAAACTGAAAGAGCACCAGATTTAGTTATCAGTAATGATGATGGTAGTTGGGATACTTTAGTTAAAAATTCAGGTAATCCAAATTTAACATCTGTTGAAATGGGAACTGTTTGGAATGAATGGCAAAATCATTGGACTGGAGTTTCAACAAGTAATAGTACAGAAAGATATGAACAAAGAGGTGGGCACGGTTGGAGAGTAATGCAACGTGATATACAAACTTCTACTAGAACAGGTACAAAAACAAGATCAGGTATTAGACAAGTATTAGTTCCTAAAACTGTTACACAAAATGTTGGTGATAGGATTATATCTATTGCATTCGTTCCTTTTATTAGAAGTAGAATAGTAACTTTCGCAGCAACAAGATTAAAACCAAATACAAAAGTTTATCCTTACTTCGATAATGAAGCCGTAATTTCATACATAACACCTACTGGTGGTTCACTAGCAGGTAATTTAATTACAGATGCAAATGGAGCTGTTTCAGGTTCTTTCGCAATACCGGATCCAAAAGATTCTACAAAACCTAGATGGAGAACAGGTGAAAGAGTGTTTAGATTGACTAGTTCATCATCAAATGATTTAACTTCTGCACCAGATACAGCAGCAAACGCTGAATACATTGCTAAGGGTATAATAGAAACAGTACAAAACACAATTATTTCAACAAGAACTGCTGGAATAGAATTTAGAGCAACAAACGAAACTGAAGCTGTAACTCAAACAAGTACAACTAGAGGTGCTGCTAGACAAGTTGGTTACCATGACCCATTAGCACAAACATTTATGATTGATGATGAGGGAGGTGTATTCTTAACATCTATTGATATATATTTTAGTTCTAAAGACGCTAATGTTCCTGTTACTTTACAAGTTAGAAACACAGTTAATGGTTACCCAGGTCAATCTATATTACCTTTTTCAGAAATAACTCTAAATCCATCAGATGTAAATATAAGTTCTGATGGAAGTACAGCAACAACATTTACTTTTGATAGTCCTGTGTATGTACAAGAAAATACAGAGTATGCTTTTGTTTTAATGGCAAACACAACAGACTACAATGTTTATGTTGCTAGATTAGGTCAAACTGCTTTAAATTCTAATAGAACAATATCAGAACAACCTTATGCTGGTGTATTCTTCAAATCACAAAATGGTGTAACTTGGTCAGCAGATCAAAATGAAGATATAAAATTCAAAGTTAAGAGAGCTGAATTTGAAAATGTTACAGGTACAGTTACCTTAACAAATACTACTTTAGCTGGAAGAACATTAAAAAATAATCCATTAAGAACAACAAGTGGTTCTAAAGATATTACAGTTTATCACCCTAACCACGGAATGCATGGAGTAAATAACAATGTTACTATATCAGGTATTACCTCTGGTACATATAACGGTATAGCTCATACTGATATAAATGGTACATACACTGCTATTAAAAATGTTACACTAGACAGTTATGTTATAATTTCTCCGAGTTCAGGTAACGCAACTTCAACAGGTGATGTGGGTGGTGCAGCAGTAGTTGCTACACAAAATAGAACATTTGATGTATTAAACTTAGCTGGAATACAAACCATGACTTTACCAGATACAAGTTTAGATTTTTATATAAGACCTACAACAGGGAAATCAATTAATGGTTCAGAATCAGAATTTAGTCTAACAGCAAATTCAAATAAAATATCTATTGTTGGTAACGATAATATTCATTTCACTTCTCCTCAAATGGTTGCTAGTGAAATAAACGAAACAAATGAAATGTCATCTCAAAAATCATTTTGGACTATTGTAACATTAGGTACAACTAATACTAAATTAACACCAGTTTTAGATACTCAAAGAATGAGTGTATTTACAATTACTAATAGATTAAATCAACCAGTTTCTGGAACTACACCAGACTTTGTTGCTGATACAGCTTCAACAGGTACATCTACTGCAGCGGTTTATTGTACAAAATCAATTGTGTTAGAAAATTCATCTACATCATTGGATATTAGATTATCTTCAAATGTGAGATCAAGTTCTAGCGTTAAAGTATTCTATCGAGTTTTAGGTTCAGAAGATGATACTACTATTGACAAAATTAATTGGATACCATTTAATACTGATGGATCAGAGGATACAACAGTATCTCCAGCAGAAGATGATGTAACATTTAAAGAATACAAATATTCAGTGGGCAGTTTAAAAGACTTTACTACTTTCCAAATCAAAATAACTATGACTGGAAGTATTTCGTCTTATCCACCTAAAATTAAAGACATGAGGGCTATAGCATTAGCAATATAATATGGCAAGATTACAAGTAGAAGGATATGATAGTTTAGTTAGAGACACTTCTTCAAACGCTGTAATTACTACTGCTACTAGTGAATATAAGATTTATATGGCTCAACATAGAGCAAGAAATAAGCAAAGTGATGAGTTAAGAACTGCTTGTAAAGAAATAAATAATCTAAAGGCAGAGTTAAGAGAAATAAAAGAATTAATAAAGGGAATAGCAAAGTAACATGGCCGCAAGAACAGTATTAACAACTGACACACTAGAAACGTTTAGAACAACGTTTAATAGTCTAGCAGGTACAGATATCGGCGATCCAGCCGGTCTTAATACAACTGCTCAAACTATTGTCGCTGCTATTAACGAGGTAGATTCCGCTATTTCAGCAAATGACTTAGATTTTAGTGCTGATGCTGGTGCTAATGGTTCGATTAGTGATAGTCAAACATTTGAAATTGCGGGTACTGCTAACAATATTGTAACAACTAGTAATGCGGCTCAAAAAGTAACGCTGTCTCTAGCTAGTACAATTAGTGGATTGACTAGTATATCAGCTACTACAATAACTGATGGAACAGCTTCAATTAATAGTGGTTCTATTACGGGGGTTGTAAATATTACAGGTTCAGGAACACTTAATATGACTACTGATGTTCAAGTAAATGGGGTATCATTATCATCACAAGCTTTTGCAATTGCGCAAGCTGTTGCACTAGGATAGATTATAAATAGTAAGATAAAAGGATAAAAAAAATGGCAAACGATTTTAAAAGATTTCAAGTAAGTAGCGCAACTACATCTACTGGCGCCTCTGGAAGTGCTGTTTATACAGTTCCGGCGGGTGCAGGATCTTCTGCTTTAGAAGCTATCGTTATTGGTGTAACATTATCTAACAAAACAGCAACTGGTATTACAGCTGATGTTTATTTAGATGGTTATGCTGGAACAGATACTTATATAGTAAAAGGTGCATCTATTCCTTCTGGCTCTTCATTAGAAGTC